TCGCGACCGGGCCCATCCCTCCAAATCGCTCCAGTCTCCCGGCGCGGCACCGTCCATTGCATCCTCGGGGCACGAGAAAGACACGCCCTCCTGATACTCACACGTCCACACGGTCGGCTGCGATTTGGCGCGCAGCTTGTCGATCTCATCTGCGGCCATCCGCAGCAGATCATGCACAGCGGAACCGTGCATATCGTTCGCTGTCCTGCGAAGATGATCCGTGTCGAGCATGGCGGCCCTTTCTATTCTCTGTCCAGTCTGCGCCACGGTGCCCTGGCCGAGCCGAAACCCCACCAGAGCAGACCGACTGCGATCAGACCAAGAGCGGCCACGATCGCCAGCCTGATCTCATCGCTCACAGCGCCTCCACCAGCTTCACGAAATCGCGCCACGAACCAACGAAGCGCCGCGCCGCCGATCCGGCCGACTGGTAGTAATAAACGCCAGAGCGCTCGCGGCCGATGCCGTAACCCTTGGCGTTGGCGATCTGGATCAACTTGGCTGCGCTCATGTCACTCTCCCGTGTCTGATGGTGAGTATATAGCACCCTTCCAAATCATTTGCAATACCCAAAACAGTTGTTTCACAAACAATCCCGTGCTAGGTTATGCAAATCGGATGCTCAAGGGTTACGTGCTCCCGTCAAGGCGCGCGTCGGCATCCGCTCAACACACTGCGTTGGAGGCGGCCGGGGTGCTGGTCAGGTACGAGGAAGGAAAGGCGGAAGGCTTCGATAACCTCCTGCGCTCGCTGCGCAAGGGGGATGGCGTGGCCGTGCGCCGTCTGTCCGATCTCGGGAACAACCGGCGCGAGCTGCGCGCCCGGCTCGATGCCATCCACAAGAAAAGCGGCTACCTCGTAGAGACGGCCACGAAGCGCGACAGCCGCAAGCCTGATGATCTGCGAGATATGATCTTCGATGCGGCCGACGATCTTGGGCAGAAAGGCAGAGACCCGGACGTGTCTCGCGCCAATGGCGCGAAGGGCGGCAGGCCTCGCAAGGATCGCGGCATCAGTGATGAGGAAGCCGAGCGGCATTGGTTCGACATGCGCCACGCGACCAATGAGGACGCGATCAAGTACATGGGCAAGTGGGACATAAATGCCGCGTGGCGCAAGTGGGGCGCAAGCGGCAGGAAGTCCGGCCCGCGCCGCAAGGACTTTGCAAAACCGAAACCTAGAAGTTGAGGAGGGACTGCGGATGCGGGTGCTTGTCTGCGGTGGTCGCGACTACTGCGAAACATCCACAGTGTGGGGCGAGCTGGATACCATCAAACGCAGCGTTCCGCACGAGACCATGTGCGTGATCCAAGGGGGCGCAACCGGCGCCGACCGTATTGCGCGCGAGTGGTGCATCAGCAGAGAGGTGCCTTTCGACAACTACTCAGCCGATTGGACCAAGCACGGTAAGGCGGCTGGTCCGATCCGCAATCAGAGGATGATTGACCACGGCAAGCCCGACCTCGTGCTAGCGTTCCCCGGCGGGCGTGGCACGGCCGACATGGTGCGCCGAGCGAGATCGGCAGGGGTCAAGGTTCTGGAAATTCAACCGGCAATCTAGGAGCCGCACCTTGATCGCTCGGCCCATAGTCGATTTTGATTGGCAGGCATTCGGCCGCGACGTGCGGGCGACGATGGCCGAGCGCGACATGACGACTAGGCAGGTTGGCAGGGCCATCAGCGTCGGCGCATCGACCGTATGCCGAGCGACGCAAGATCGTCCAGTGACCGTTGAGACGATGTTCTCGCTGTGCGCGTGGATGGACACTACCGCGTCTGCGTATTGCAGAACTAGAGCGGAATCATAGGAGCCAAGCGTGGGCGCGATAGGTCGAGAATTGATTCGACGCTCGCAGGAGCGGATCATCCAGCTAGAGCGTGAGCTGGACTACATGCGGTCTCGCGGTGGCTACGCAGACCGTATCGCGGAGACGGAGCAAGAGCTGCGGCGCGAGCGCGAGGCGCTGTCCGAAAAGATGAAGCTGGAAGGCAACGAAATCTAGGGAGGCTCTGGCGTGGACACTGACAAGCTCTCGCGAGCCGCCGCGCTGCGGGCAGAAGCGGACGCGCTAGAGGAATTGGCGTTCAAGACTCGGCCGCTCCCGGACTTCTGGCGCGTCGGGCAGAAGGTCCGGACGCTTGGCAACCACTTTGCCTGGAGCAAGGGCGCAATAAGGAGGATCGTTGAGTTAAGAGATCCAGGGACGCCTGCTGATCAATATCAGGTCTTCTGGACGTCTCCCGACAATGGCCAGGGTGTCTTCTGGACTATTCCGAGTGACGTTGAATTGGTCGAGGACGTGCAATAGGGGAGCCGCAGGTGGGACTATTGGCAATCAAAGAAGCGGCAGAAGCAGTACGAAAACGAGACGAACTAAAAGCACGAATAAAAGCGAAACCGGCTGACGACACAATGGAAGCCGCGCGACGCGACATAGCAACGTGCCGCAACTCGCGCCCAGGTCGACCATCTTGCGACGGTAGCGCGGGCCAATGCAGGCACCCGTGGTGCCCTTGGTTGTGAACAACATAGGAGCAATTGAATGGCCGCTCCAACAATCAACTACACTGGCATGGTGCCGTCTGAATTGTCTGCCGTTCGCGCCGAGCGCGACAGGGCGCAACAGGACTGCCAGCGTATGGGAGAACAGATTACCGCGCTTCGCGGGGCGCTTCTGAAAATTACAGCCATCATCGAAACACAGAGCGAGCCGGACATCGATGCCATGCACGATGTCGCACGCGAAGCCCTGAGCAAATAGGGAGGGTCTGACAATGGTCGGATTGATGGGATACGCAGAGACGAAAGCCGAGCGCGATGCGCTTGAGCAGCACGACTATGATCAGTGGCGAGCGAAGCAGGATGCAGACGAGTTCTGCCGCATGAAGGCGGCACTGCATGCAATCGCAGCGATGCAATCAGCAGACGAGCCAGTCGCCTATAGCTGGGGGCTGGAGTATTTCAATCGCGCGCACAAGATCGCCGTGGATGCGTTGGGCGACAACTAGGGAGGCGATCATGCGGCTCGCGTCGGACTATGCAAGCCAGTTAGTGGGGGAATACGAGCGCGCGATACTGACGGCCGGACACTTGTCGCGAGCCTACGAAACGGCCCGTCTTGTGCCAGGGACAAACACTGCGTTGACGGAATTATTTAATTTGATGGAGGACGCACAGGCAAAGCGTGAACGTGCCAAGCGTCGGCTGATCGAAGCGTTGGTAAGTGAAGTCAAGTCCACATAAGGAGCGCCAGAATGGCGGACGAGCCGACGATCATGAACCGCCTCATCCGAGCAATCGCGGACAGCGATAGCGACCATCTGCACGACGACAGTCACATCGTTGATCTGAGCCGAAAGGATGCGCTTGACGCCGTGAAGCGGATCGTCGACCTGCACATGCGGGTGATTGCTCTCGAAGCGATGCTGCGGGCGGCAGGCTTCAACGACATGCAGATCAAGGCCGGTTCGGCCTACATTGAACTGATGGGGACGTAGTCAGGCGCATGAGCGACATCGTCAAAGGCCTCAAGGAAGCCGTGCGTTATGCGCGGGAAACGAAGGCCGCCTGTTACTTCGACAAGGTGCCGTTCCCCGATGAAGCCATGGCGAAGCGCGAGGCGGATCGGGTCAATCGATCAAGAACCGCGCGCCGCCGTGTTATGGCGTTCCAGTGCCAGAACTGCGGGGCGTGGCATGTCGGCGGAGAGGCATCCGCACCGGTGCACTACCTCGTGCGCCTCGCGAGCAATGAACGGGAGTGAACCGTTGTGACCGAGCCGGAAGTGACGTGCTCGACGTGCGGCCGCAAGCGGCGGGCTCGTCTGCATATGCGGGCCGAACATCCGCCGACCGCAGCCAAGGCGTGGATGCGTAAGCATTGCCAGATGGCAGGCGCTGGCCCGAAGCCGTGCGCGTTTGTCTACCGAGCTGGTCTGGACACTGAGGGCCTAGCGGCTCTGCTGAAACCGAAGGCATAAGAGGAGCCCCTATGCGCCATCGAGCCACCCAATCATCGACCGATCATCGACGGGCGGTTGAACGTCCCTGGTGAGGCTGTCTATACCGGGGCTCTAGGTATCTGGTGCGTCCAGTGCAGGGATGGGGAGTGGGACAGAGTGTCGGCGGCACCGTTAAGGAGATCGCGATCTCCTTTTGCCCCATCAGCAGCCCTGCCCCGCAAGGCAGCGGTGTAGACAACTACACCTAATGTTTTCAATGTGTTGCTGAGTCGTGCCGTCAACAGCGCCGCAAGCAATTCCAATGAGTTGACACAAAATAGCGCTAGAATACGCTTCTTTGGGAGCAGGAAGTCGCGAGTTCGAATCCCGCTGCCCCGACCACCTTATATATCAGATACTTATCTCAATCTGCCCCGTGTCACGTATAGGGTAAAATTGGGCCGTGTTGCCAACGGTGTAGACAAGTCTACGTTTGTTCTTTGTTCACCGACCGGCTTCCCAGCGCAGAATTGCAGCCGCCGCCAGCTTCTGCTGGTTGACCTGCTTTGCGTAGTGCTGGATCATCTCCCGGCTCTGGCCTGTGATTGCAGCAACCTCGGCATCCGTGCATCCGCACTCGAGCAGCGTCACCACGGCGGACTTGCGCAGACCATGGAAGACCAGCCCCTTGATCGCCAGCGGCCGGTGCTTGTTCCAAGTTGCCTTAAATCCGTCCTTGGTCCAAGGGCGCCCCTCGGTGCTCGTCGCCACCGTCACTGCGCGCTGCGGGATCGTGGCCAGCACGTCGCGCAGATCCTTATGGAGCGGGATGGCTAGCCGCTTCCCGGTTTTCTCCTGCCGGACCATGATCATGCCGCCCGTGATGGCATCCCAGCGCATTTTGAGCACGTCGCCTTGCCGCTGGCCGGTGTAGAGCGCGAGCGCGACTACCCACCACAGATCTTGCCGCAGTTCGGCCTTTGCCGCTTGGATCACGTCCCACGACCAGGGCGCATACCCTTCCCCGCCCTTTAGCGGCTTGACCTCTCTGCAGGGGTTGTCGGCGCGCCAGCCGCGCGGTACGGCCCATCCCAGCATCGAGGATAGGCACCGAAGCAGGTTGTTCGCCGCCGCCGGACGGTCGGCATATCGGTCCTGCAGCATCAGGACGTGGCGCGGCTCAATCCCACGCACATCGAGCGGCCCCCATGCGGCGTTGATGCGCTCGCAGTAGCGGCTCCACTCGGTCTGTGTCTTGGTCTTCATGGCCGCCCATTGCGGGCTCGCCTGCCAAGCTCGGATCAACTCGCTGACCGATGTTGCGCTGACCTCCTGCTGCGGCAGCGCCATAAGCCGCGCGTACTCGGCCCAGAAGTCCGGAGAAGCAGGATCGTCCGGAAGCCGTATGGGCTTCTCAGCGTGCCGCGTGCCCCGGCCTCGCTGCAGATACAGGTACGGACGCCCGACCTTGTTGCGGACCATGCGAACGTGCGGCGGGAGCTTCGGCGGCATTTAGGCCTCGCGCGTACGGGTCATCGACCACTTGCCCAGTTTTCCCCGTTCGGATGAAAGCGTCCACCTCGGCCCAGGACCAGAGTAAAGATCCACCGATGTTGCGCGGCGGTGGAATGAAGCCCTGCTTCACGTACAGGTCCACCGTCGTCGGCTTTAGATCCATCCGGCGGGCTAGCGTTTCGCGCGAGCAGTAGTCAGGCCACATCACCCTCCCTCCTGCTTATCTGTCATGGGAGCTGGGAGAGCTCGGGTCGCGGCGGCTAGACCTTCGTCAAACGCGGCCCTTGCTACTGCCGAATCCGGGTTTTCGTCGTATCGTGTTGCGCCATGAACTACGGCAGCAATAGCAGCGCGGAGGCGTTCGATTTCGGCAGCGGCTTCAAGCTGCATGCTGGATTTCTCGTCTGGCTCCCACAAAGATGCGACGTGGCGCAGTCGCTCCACGATGTCTGTCATCACCGTCTCCATCTCTTGGACTGCTTCACGCCAAAATGCTTGTCCGCCGCACGCCGACCGTGCGCTATAGTTCGCCAGTCGTCAGCGTTCTTTGTCGTGGCGCAGACGATGCAAAGCGGCATGATGTTTTCGGCCACGTCCTCGCCGCCGTTAGCCACCGGAACCGGGTGATGATCTGCCTGCCATGTCTTTGGCTTCTTCACGCAGTCGATCCGCCCACCGCAGACATGGCAGACCATGTAGAAGCCTTGCCTGTCCTGCTGCATGTGCCGCTCCAGGCAGAGACGCCGGCACAAATCGGACGATCCAGACGAGCGCTGTGGTCGAGTGAGCGGGTTCATGTCGCCGACTCCGGCGGCAGCTTCAGAGCGGCATTCAGCTCGGCGATGCGCAGCGCGGGCACCAGAACTTTTGGCGTTTGCCCAGGAATAAACGATTTTATTTCTGGCCAGACGTCTAATAGCCTCGCGACGGTGTTTACCGAATTAAGGATGCCATCCGCTTGAGCTTTGCACTTGATGCGATTTGCCTGCAGATCTTTTCTGGCATTCGCGAGGCTCATGTGTTTAGACGACAAGGGATGTTCTGCGGCGTAGATCTTTACTGGTGTGCCTCTTGCAGACGAGTATGGAAATGCGCGCTTTGTATTCATTGAGAGAATGTCGCGAAATCCACCAAATGAAATAGGAAAGCTGTCCTCCATTGGCAGCCAACCATCGGGGAGGCTAGCCATAAGTCGGCGCTGCTTCGCATCATAGATGTCGTTATATACTTCGTTTGAAAATTCTATCCACCGCGTGGATAGATCTTCACGAGGCTTGTCGAACCGATATGCGACCACGGAGCTTGCGATGAGGTTTCTCATGTCGTTGGTGAGCCTCGTCATATCGGAACCTCCGCCATCAATTCGCGCTTACCAGATGCCTGCCTTACAGGAGGCATGATCTCGTCGGGGTCTAATCCAGTCTCGGCTTGGATCGTGTCAGCGACTGCATCGAACAGGGCGCACGCGGCCAGATGGGGTAGCGTGTCGAAGTTGATGCTCTTGCTCTCAATCACATGGAACCGCGCGCCGACTACGGATGTGAAGTGCATCGGATCGGCAGCGGCAAGCTGGGCAGCAACGGCTACGATCGCGCTTTGTGTGTCCATCCCGGCGGTGTCCACGGTGCGGATGTTGGCATAGCCTGCCTTCGCTTGCAGCCACTTGCGCAGGTGTTCCTCTGACATCGGCTGGAACCGATGCGTCTCCGGCCAGTGCGAATGCGCGGCCTTGATCAGCGCGAAGTAGCGGCGGTGCTGCGGGACAGAGCGCGGCTTGCTTTTTGGTTTGGCCTTGAGCTCCACGCCGCAGTGTGGGCAGGCTTCCTGCGCTCGGGAGGAAAGGGTCATGTTGGCGACCTTTCTGGAAACGGCGGCAGATTAACTCGCATCCAGTGCGTGACCGTTCCTGATCCTGGGTCCATGTGGTCATAGTTTTCGATTGCAGCGATGTCGCCTTCATCAAATCCTTTGTTGTGCGTGCGGGCCAATCCCCACCATCGACGAAACCATTTTGTGCCGCTGTGATGCTGGTGCCCCTCTACAATGACAAACACCAACCCAGGGCGCTCGCCTGGAGCAGGAAGAGTTTCGATTGGTTGCCACTCACTCATGATCCATCCCCAGCACTGCGCAGCCCAGCCGGTAAGCTGATCGGGCTTGCTTGAATTTCGCCGCGTCCCTTGCATGGTCCATCGCGGCCCGCGCGTAGGGGAGACACATCCGCAGCGCGTCCCTCAGGTGCTCTCGCTCTTGCGCGTCGAGGCTCATCTGCTCCGCGAGCTCCAACATCCTGTCCGCTGCCGATGCCACTCCCATGTGCCCCTCCGTGTGTGCTGACGATCAGCCGTGCCTGCGTCTCGCTGATGCCGTACCGGACAACCAGATCCTCGTACCCGTAGCCGTGCCGCGCGGCGTCGATGGCAGCGGCAAGAATGGGGTCAGCACTCACGGCACGTCTCGAGGCCGGTCGCGCGTTTGGTCGTAGAAGGCTTGCCGCTTGACGATCCGGCGGTCGCGGAGACGGGCCAGGATCTCACGCCCGCGATCCGTTGACGCCGCGTGCCGGCGAAGGCTGACGTTTTCCAGCCGCTCTAAGGCAAGCAGCTGTTCGAGTTCCTGTGTGCGTTGTGCGAGCGAAGCCACGTAGGCCGCGTGGCTGAGTTTGCCGCTTCGTGTACGAGGCATGACGCTACTCCGCTGCCTGACCAACGCCAAACGACGACATGCGCGTTTCGTATTCCTCGTCCAGGGTTTCGGCCCAAGCGCGCGGCAGAGATGACCACTCGTCGGCGTAAAGAGTTCTGACCTGCTGTAGCAGGTCACCGTTTGCAGCTTGCTGGACCTGTGCGCGAATTTCATTAAATCGCTTCACCGATCCATCGCGCTTCCCCTCTGCCGATGTCTTGCGCGGCTTCCGATCCATCAATGCAACCTGATCGTCCTCGTTGTCGGCTTGAGGCATGCTGTCGAGATCAAGATCCCCTGTAGGCATCTTGAACATCGCGCGTAGGAATGCCTTTTCGGCGTAAGACTGAGCTGCTTGGAATGTCTGCGGCCCCGTCACCTGAATGTAGAGCGAGCGGCGCGCCATTGGGTCCGCCCATGTTGCCCCGTCTCTTGTTGCAAGAACGAACGAAAACACCAGCTTTGCCCACTGGCTTGTTTTGCCGTCCTTCTCAACTCGGACGATCTCACAGGCGTCTTCAAGCGACAGGCAGACAAGCCCAACATCTCCCATCTTTCGGGTGAGTGCTGCATAGATGTCATCGGTGGAAGCGTAGTTGTAGCCACCGTGGGCGTTGCGCGTGCTTTTCTTTACGCTGTCAACGCTGGTTTTGATCTTGCAGATTGCATCAACAATTGACGCAGGAATATCAGTCATTGCAGCACCTTTTGTTTTCGATCACGTCAATCCAAGCGATGATGCGTCTGACAGCTTCTTCACCGTCCCCGCCGTGCAGAGCCTTGAGCTTGAGATAGGCCAGACCCACCGTCTGCAACGCGACGGCGCGGGCTTGCTCCGGCATCGCGATTTCCGTCAGGCCATCCGAGTGCGTGATCCGGGCGCGGCGTGGCCGGAGGGTCGGAAACGTAAGCGTCTCGCTCATCGCGCACCTCCTGGCTGGCCGTGTTGCCTTCCACGATGATCGCCAACGCCGCCCCCGCTGCTATCGCCAGGATGATCGCTGCCGACCCAAGAAGCAGAGCGGACCACTCGATCACGGCTACTCTCCTGAAACTGACGAACAAGGAACGACGCGAGCGGCTCGCGGCAACGGCAGTTGAGAAGGTCATGTTCGGTGCAGCGCTCCATCAGGCACCGCCTTTCTTGCGAGCTTCGATCATTGCGTCTGCGTACTCGTAGGCACCTTTTGCCAACTCAGACTGATGAATGGTGGCAAGTGCTTGGTTCGATAGAAAACCCTGCAGCGCAGCCGCTGCGAAGTAGTCGCGGAGTGACATGCCGTCCTGATTGGTCGAATGGCCGTTGTCGGCTGCAGTCGGAAACGCAGGTCCGCCGTCGTCGATCTTGCCGCTCATTGTGCCGCCTCCCGCCACTGCTGCTGCACGTGGTTGGCTTCGCGGCTGGCAAGGTATTCGCGCTCATCCTCCAGCGCGGCGAGCCACGCCTTTTCGCCGGAGTTGATGGCTTCGGCCAGCATGTCGGCGCGGTCGTAGTCCATGTAAATCTGGATCGCTTCCGAAGGCGACTTGCCGATGCGAATGTTGAGCCACGCGGCGCCGTTGAGTCGGCATGCGGACGCCTTCAGCATCTCGCATCCGTGAACTGATATGCTGGTCTGGATCAACATGTGCCCCTCCTGAATGATCGCCGGGAGATTTGTTAGACCTCCCGGCGCCCTTGTTCCGGCCGTGCCCCCACGGTCCCGGATCTCGGCAGTACCCCGCGCCGATTACTTTGCGACCGTCAGCGTCCCGAGCACCGCGACCACGATGAGCAACACCAGCACGGCGATCACGCCGGCTGCGATGTCGATCAGGTGCACGTTGTCTTTGGGCATGGTCCGGTCTCCAAATCTGTCACCGGAGCGACTTGCGGTAGGGCTCGGGAGCTGGCCGCCGCTGTGTCAGGGGGAAGGGCTCGCCGCCCCGGTGTTGAGACCTATTAAGGCTGATCCTTAATCTCACGTCAACAAAAATTTAAGGCCCATCCTTAAAAAGATGGGCCCTGCGGCAAAATCAACGGTTTAAAGGTTTCCCAGCCTGTGGATTACCGGCGCTGCTGGGCGCGTTCGCTCATGGTCCCGAGCAGGTGCGTCGTCTTGTCGAGGCGGATGGTCACAGTCTCCCAGTCGCCATTGAGCGGGATCAACTCGACCGTCCCAGCTCGCGGGCGGTAGCGCCGGAAAAGCACCGAATTATCAGACACGACAAGCACCATGTCGCCGGGGTTGGGTTTCAGGTCGGGATCAATAATCACGCTGTCGCCGGGCTCGTAGTCTGGCGCGTTCGAGCGATCAGACACTGTGATTTGGAACGAGTGCGGACCGCACGGGAAATGCGTGTGGACCTTGTCGTAGGTGGCGCTGATCTTGCCGCGTGGATCAAAATTCGGGAGGTCGTCGAAAGGGATTTTGCTCACGAGCCGCCCCTGTAAAAGGCTTGCCCCCCCCGGGGCGTGGTCGTTCTGTCCTGTAAGTAACCAGTCCACCTTGACGCTAGTCAACTGGGCGATTCGTGCGAGCTTGTCGGCAGCTGGAAAATACCTTCCCCGTTCCCACTCAGACACAGTCTGCGCTGACACGCGCAACTCGCGCGCCATCTGCGGCCCTGACATCTGCGCTGCTTCCCGTGCCCGGCGCAAGCGCTCGCCAAAGGTTGCCATTGGTCCTGCCCCTCATCCGGGTAATTCCGGATATGAGCCAAGCGTAATCCACAGTGGTGGAAACCCAAATTAAGGCAGGGCTTGAAAGTTGCATGGATCTGCCTTAAGGTTGGTCCTCATGAAGCCAAGGCAGACCAGAATCGACGCGGGGCTGGTGGCCGTCCTCAAGACGGTCTCTCGCCTGTCCGACCTCTCGGAGCCGCTCCGTCTGACGGTGCAGACCGTCAGTCAGTGGCGACGGGTTCCTGCTGAGCGCGTGCTCGATGTGGAGCGGATTACGGGCGTTTCCCGTCACGTCCAGCGCCCTGACATTTACGGCCCGGAGCCGCGCCGCCGCCCTTTGGCTCGCGCCAGAAGGCCTGAGCACGCGGCTGCCTAGGTTTCCTCCCCGTCGGCCCTAGCCAGGACCGGCGACCTACGGCGGATCTGTCAGTACCGCCGCTCTCTATCGAGTTCGCCGCGCGTGCGTGGGGCCCCTCCGGAGCTAGGGGCAGTGCCGGACGCCTGCGCACCGTAAAGCCAACCGGGGCTGCGGCGTTCGTTCTGTAAGCGTTTGAGTATCCGGCTTCCGGCCGGCGGATGGGCTGTGTCGTGAGGCGCAACCTCGGGCTGTCCCGCAGACAGTTCGGACGAACATCCGTCGACCCGAGGCCGGAATGACTAAGGCCCCGCCGGTGTCCGCCAGCAGGGCCTCGTGATTGCGTACCAGCCATTCCAGGTGGCCGATGACAAAAGAATTAGCAGAACCGTTGCCTTTGCACAAGCGTGTCGCAGGGCTTTTGACGTGTATCGTTGATGGGTGCTCAGGGAAAAGAGCGGCCCGCGGCTTTTGTCAAAAACACTATGTTCGGTTCAAACGAACCGGAACCACAGCGCTTGTGCGGAAGCAGCGCACTTCAAAGCTGCTGCAGTGGGTCTATGACCACGCCAATCATGACTGCGACGAATGCCTGATTTGGCCATTTAACAGGGATAGCCAAGGGTATCCGGGCGGGACAACCGTGAATGGTAAGACCGTCAAGGTGCACAGGGTGATGTGCGAGATTGTGAATGGCGTACCATCACCGAGAGATTTGCAATGCTGCCACGTCTGCGGGAACGGCCATCTTGGGTGCATAAACCCGCGGCATCTGCGTTGGGGAACGGCGCTCGCCAATTCTGCGGACAAGATCAGGCATGGGCGTTCACGCCGTGGGGAAAGTCACTGGAAATCGCGCCTGACTGTCGAGCAGGTTGTAGAGATAAAAAAGCAGCTTGAAGCTGGCCGAACGCTTGCTGCTATTGCCAAAGAGTTCAACGTGCCGAGGGCTACTATCGGCGGCATAAGCGAACGTCGGGTTTGGCATTGGCTGAATGAGCAGGAGGTCTATTGCTCAGTTTGCGATGCTGAGTTCTTTCCGCGGCCCCCGCATGATCCAGAAGGCAGGTGCAAGGTTTGCGTAGAGGCAAATGCTAAGCCGGTAGAAATCCCGTGTTTGGAGTTGTCCCATGCGAATTGAGACCCTTGCGTGGGCCGACCTGCAGGACACTGGCGACGCCCAAACGCAACTTGTCCTGATCGCCATTGCGCGTCATGCCAACTACGACACCGGAGAAGCCTGGCCAAGCCAAGAGCAGATTGCCGATATGGCGAAGTGCTCTGTTCGCACAGTGCGACGCCACCTCGACAAGCTTGAGGCTGATGGCCTGATTGAGCGCTCGGAGCGTCGCCGCGACAACGGCGGGAAAAGCACCGATCTGATCACCTTGGTTGGCTATGCAGAATGGGTCGGCGCGCTGCGTGAAGGCGGCAACGTAAAGGCCCCGAAGAAGGTCAAAAGCCCAGAGGACAATTTGGCCGGTAGGGCATCTAACCCATCGGACAACTTGGCCGGGGGTACCGGACAACAGGTGTCCGGGGGTACCGGACAACAGGTGTCCGCTATTAGTGAACACTTACTTGAACAATTAAATGAATCTAGCGCGCCCGAGCGCGCGAGCGATAAGGGCGCTCGCGCTCCTGTCGCGCCGAAGCCGGTCGCGGCCGTGAGCATTCGCCAAGGCGAAAGCGCTTTTGCCGCCTGGATCGAACACCTGAAAAAAATCGGACGCGATGACCTCGCAACGGACGCTCGCGATGCTGGCGAGATGCTGGTTTCGCGGCGCTGGCCGAACGAGGGCGACATGCCTCTGAGCATCCCGCAGCCTAAGGGGCTCAGCGATGTGAGCAAGCGGATGATTGGGGAGCCAGCACAATGAGCAACTATACCCCGAAGCCCAACACCGGAAACCTCTTCCGCATCCCTGACGAGAAGCGCAAGAGCGAGAATTTCCCGACCTACGACGGGGAGTTTCTGGTGACGTGCCCGCATTGCCAGGGTGAGGCTGGCGGCTGGATTTCCGGCTGGGTCCGCGACGCCAAGAACGGAGCGAAGTTTTTCTCGCTGGCCTTCAAGTTCAAGCAGCGCACAGGGGGCGGACAATGACCACGAACTCTGACCTTCGCCAGCGCGCTCTCCGCATCATCCAGCTTGAGGAAGCAGCAGAGGAAGCCAAGGCCGATGTTAAGGCAGCCTACGACGCAGCGGCGTCTGTTGGCTTCACCAAGAAAGCGCTCCGCGCCGCGATCAAGATCCACCGTCTCGACGCCGACAAGCGGGCCAAGTTCGACAGTGCCCAAATGGATCTCGAGCTTTACCTAGCCGAGATCGATGGCCGCGAGCTGGCAGAGGCGGCAGAATGACCCACGCTGGCCACCTCCCAACGGCAATTAAAGAAGCCGTCTCCCGCTGGGACGCAGACCGCCGTGACGACTGGAACGAGCGCGCGGCGATGATCGAGTATGGCGACCATCAGACCAGAGAGACGGCGGAGCGGCGGGCCTACTTCGAACTTCGCCGTCCGATCAAGGACAAGCAGCGGAGGGCCGCATGAGCGACGACGTTCTTACGCTAATTGCAGAAGCTCGCCGCCGGCAAGAGATAGCAGAGAGCGAGCGAGACCAGTGGAAACGCCGACTACAGACCGAACGCGCGCGCCTAAAGTTGGTGATTGCACTGATGCGCCAGACCCCGATCCCGCCGCCGAATGTCGATGAAAACGGTCGCGCCGACTGGCAACAACTTGAGCGCATCGTAGAGGAGGCCTGCGACGTGTTTGCCGATCCCTACGCTTGCTTCCCACCTGACGACTGGGATTTGTCAATCACGCATGAGGAAGCACGATTGCGCATGGCTTATCGCCTGCAGGACATGATCGAGGCCGCCGTGAAGAAGGCGAGGGCGGAATGACCGCCCTTGAGTTAATCCGCGATGCCCTCAGCAAGGGCATCGACGCACCTGGTCGCGTGTCCGGATTTTTTCTGCGCGGTCTCCCGGCAGACGAAATCGCAGCGCTTGTTGCTGACGGCATCCTGACAGAAATCATGTCCCTCGACGAATGGACGCCGTGCCCAGCCTGCGAGTGTCCAGTTGCCGCACGCGTCGTGCAGACAATCGGCGACCGCATCTTTGCATGCTGCCCGCTCGATTACGTATGCGACGTGGAGCTTAGGCCCGTAGATACGAAGATTTTTCTCGTTGACGTTGATCGGCTGCAATCGGGGAGCCTATCGGAAAAATGACCACCACCAAGTCGATCGGCTCCGGCTACCGCATCTCCGGCGGCAAGGTCGTCAAGCGCCCGCCTCGCATGGCCGCAGGGCAGAAGAAGAACAAGGCTCTTAAGGCCGCGCGCCTCGCCAAGAAATGGGCGGAGCGCAGCAAATGACCCTCGCCCAGCTCCGTTCCGACGCCACCCTCTGCGCTGAGGCCGGCGTTGCCCTCACCGTCAGTCCCCACCTCGTGCTCGCGTTGCTGAACGAAAGGCTCTACCGTGACGAGCACTCTGATCGCCTACCGCACGCCCCCGCAGAGCGAGCGCAAAGCCGCTCAAGAGGCCAGGGAAGCCGGGCACCGCGCCTACCTGCCACGGGAGCCTAGGCAGACCACGAAGGGCGTCAGGCGCGTTCCTACGGCCAGGGGCTACGTGTTCTGCGAAGGCAAGCCAACAGACGCCGAGCACATCAAGGGCGCCATCGGTCCTGTTTCAAGGACAGAGCTGCGCCGCCTCTACGTCCGCACGTCCAAGACCCAGCGAAAGCACAAGTTCGCAGCAGGCGATCAGGTCAGTGTCAAACGGGGCCGGGATGCGGATCTTGCGGCTACCGTGACGGAGGTCATTCGATCCGGATGGTATCGCGTGCGGGTCGTCATGTTTGGGAAGGCCCATAACATCAAAATCAAAGAGAGCGATCTCGCCCGCCTGCACCCGGGGACGTAAAAGCCCCGCCGGGTGAGTTTCCGGCGGGGCTACCAGAGTTTCCGAGGTTGCCTAGTGGAGCGTAACAGCGACCTCTCTGCCTATACGGCGGCGGGACACCATGCCCGCCGCTACGGCCTTTGAGACCCGCTTGCTGGCTTCCGATTTCACGACGCCCATTAGCTCAGCAATCTCGTTGTTGGTCAGCGCCCCCTTGGTGCGCAACAGTTTCCGAAGCTCCTCCAACTCAGCATCAGTGGTTCCGGCCGGAATGGTGAGGTCCGACGCGCGGGAAACAGTTGCGGAAACCGTCGCTTGCCAGGAAAACAGCGCCGTCGCCATCCAGACCAGCGCCCAAATTGCGACGTCGAGCCCGACCGCGAACGCCAACACCGAGCTTTTGCGGATGGTCTCAGCGGAAACCGTTCCAGCACTCGCCCATGCCCACGTCTCGCTGCCGAGATCACCAGCCGGGGCAGACCGCAACTCGCCCCGGAGTTTTTCGACGCGGGCCTCGAGGGCCTGGACGGTCTGAGCCTTGCCCTTACAGCTCGGGCCATTCCCAGACCTGCATTCAGCCAGCCAGTCCCCGCGCGCCCATTCTAGCCGCTGCATCGTGGCGGTGAGGTCAGACCGGACAAGTGCAGACATGTCCGCACTTGTCGCTTGACTGTGCTTGATCTCTCCTGTCCGGCCGACAACTGCCGGAAGCGAATACGCCAGTAACGCCACGAATGCGACGCACAACACTAGAGATAGAGACCGCAACCGGTAGGACCACGAGATGTGGATAAACACCGGGAGCAATGCCACGGCGCACATGGCCACGATCATCGAGGCGCGCGTGTACGTTGACGCGCCCTCTGTTGCTTCCAGTCCGCCGAGGATTTGCAGGGAGAGAAGTGCGCCGGCACTCGCCAGCGCTGCTAAAGCTGCTAATGTCCGCATAGTCTGTCATCCTGTGACCGCAGGTTGATGGATGAGGGCTAGTAGTTCGGCGGCAACCGAATTATTAGCCCGCTAACGTAACACGTTGAATCTAAGCTGATTTGCCTAATCGGCAATGAATTTTTACACAGGGCTGTGCATTTGCTTGCGCCCGTGTTGCAAATCGGTGTATGCAGCGAATCAGGATGAGCGTCGATACGCCCTGTCGCGGTCTGCGTGGAAGCGGCAGTGAGACGCCCCGGCGGAACCAAGCATTCCGCACCAATCCAGAAATGCGCCTACGCCGCTAACGGCCCCGCTACGCTTACTCTATGCGGGGCCACACTTCGCAGCAGTGTGTTGGGGCATCTGCAGCGTCAGTACTATCCCACATGATCCTGGCAGATTGATGGCCGATAACGTCAACGAGCGTAATCTCATCATTCTCGACCGGTTGCGCGGCGCACCAATCAATACCGCGCCTGTGGCTGACGACTCCTGCGACCCCAACGTGTCGCAATCTGCGACCGTAACCGAGTTCCAGCCGCGCACCTACGACGGACGGCCTGACCTCCTGCTGAAAGACGCCGCCAACGCCGATCTCGCCCGCGTCATTGTCATCGGCACCACTAAGGACGGCGAGCCATGGGAAGCCGCCACGACCGGCGACCTGCAAGCGAATTGGGACGTTGACCAGTTTAAGCTCCGCCTGATCACGCCATGACCCTCGCCGCGTCTCTCGCTGCTGCCGTTTACCTCATCGCCCTCGCCTGGGCTGCAACCGACAGGATCTCGCGCCTGTGACTAAAGCCGCCGCCGTTGCTCTTTCGACGTTCGGCGTTTTGGTTGGTCTGCTCATGCTCGCCGGAGCCATGGTGCAGTGAACGACGACATCGACACTGAGGCCCTGCTCAAAGCCGTTGCCCTCGAGCACCGCCGCGCCGGCCATACCGCCGAAGAGATCGCCCATCAGGTCTACGACGTGATTATCGAGGCGTTTCGAGAGGCCGAGGCCTACGAACAGGCCATTGCCGAAGCCCTATCAACCCGACACTAGTGCGCGCGTCCCTCAGGGGGACAAACTCATGACCACCGACTTTGATAAGCTGATCCCGCGCGCCAAGCAGGCCGGTTTCATCGCGACCATCACCGCAGCTGCCATCACCGCTCAGTTCGGCTGGCACCTTGGCCGGGGCATCCTTGAGCAAGTCAGCCTCGCAATCCTCCTGGCGCTGTGCACCGTGATCGTCGGTTATGCGCTCGTTTTTGCGTTTGCCGCCTATCGCCGGGGCCTGACCGTTGTCGGCCATGCCGCCGTTGCGCTGTTCGCAATTGGCGTCACCGTTGAGTTTCTTAGCCATACCGGGTTCACGGCGTCGAACAGAGACGCCACCATTGCCCAAGCCAAGCTCCAGCAGACCGTCAGCACGCACAACATCGGTGACGTTGACCGCCTCTCCAAGAACGTGGATCGCCTGCAAGGCCGCCTTAAGATGGTCCCCGTCCGCAATGCCGACCAGGCACAGGCTGCCATAGACAACGCCATGGCCCATCGCTTCTGGAAACTGACCGCCGGGTGCACCGAGACCAAAGGGCCGCAGACCCGTGACTTCTGCAGCGCTTACGCCTCGGCTATTGCGGACAAGGCCGGCAGCATCGAAGCGCAGACCACGCGGGAAGAGCTGAAACAGGCAGAGGCCGAGCTTGCCAAGGCACGCCAAGCTGTCGCCAAGAGCAACGCCACCACCGCCGTTGCTGCTTCTCAGGGTGTGGTGCTCGCCTCGATCATGACGGCATCAGAGACGCCGAACAGCTCCGCCGTGTTCTGGGCTGGTATCGGCATCAGCTCAATCCTGGCCCTTTTTGCGATCTCTGCTGGTGGCCTGCTCAACTTCATCGCTTACGCCTTCGACAGCGTGGCCGGCGCAGTGGGCAGCACCACCAGCAAGGATGACACCAAGGCCCCGGCATACGCCGCGCAGTCCGTAAGGGACCGCTGGCTCTCAACGCACATGATCCGCACCGATCATGGCCTCACGCCTAAGACGCTGCAGGTCGCCTAAACAGCCTTCATCTTCAACAACCCTTGTGGAGCCAATGTGAGAGGCCGGCCGACAGAGTACCGCCCCGAAATGTGCGACAAAGTTGTCGAGTGGGGAAGATTAGGAAAATCAAGAGCTTGGATGGCGGCACAGCTTGACGTGTCGTATCGCACCTTCTGTAATTGGGAAGAGGCACACCCAGATTTTCTTCAGGCCTTGGAACGCGCAGAGATGTTGGCGCAGGCGCACTGGGAAGACCTAGGCCACGACAACATCAAGGACCGCGAGTTCAATTCCTCCGTATGGTCGCGCTCCATGGCTGCCCGCTTCCCCAATCAATGGCGTGAGAAGACCGCTATCGTTGGCGACAAAAACGAGCCGCCCGTGCAATTGACCGTCGTGACAGGTGTGGTTCGTGGCAGCACCGAAGATCGTTGATCTTGGCTACCGCGCCCGGCCTCAGTTCGTCCCGCTGCATGCACGTACGCAACGCTGGGCTTGCGTCGTAGCTCATCGCCGCGCCGGCAAGACCGTCGCGTGCTTGATGGATCTCATCGACGCAGCACTGCGCGATACGAAGTCAGAACCACGGTATGGGTACGTCGCCCCGTACTACGCCCAAGCCAAAGATGTTGCTTGGTCCTACCTGAAGCGCTTCACGGCTCCGATCCCAGGCGCAGAGCACAACGAAAGCGAGCTTCGCGTTGATCTGCCAAACGGTGCCCGCATCCGCCTTTACGGCGCCGACAACTACGACCGCATGCGCGGGCTCTACTTTGACGGCGTGGTCATCGATGAAGCCGGCGATATGGACCCGAGGGCTTGGCCTGAAGTCATCCGCCCGGCGCTTTCAGACCGCAAGGGGCACGCCCTGTTCATTGGCACCCCAAAAGGCACGAACCAGTTCTACGAGATCTTCCAGGACGCGCAGACCTCGCCCGATTGGCTCGCGCTGCAGCTCAAGGCCAGCGAAACCAAGCTGATCGACGCTGACGAGTTGGCTGATGCCCGGCAGGCGATGACCGAAGAGCAGTATGAGCAAGAGTACGAGTGCTCATTCAGCGCCGCGATCATCGGCAGCTACTACGGCAAGGACATTGCCGAGTTAGAACGGCAGGGCCGCATCACCAGCGTGCCGTGGGAACGGTCGTCACGCGTAAGCACCGGTTGGGATCTCGGCATCGATGACGCGACTGTGGTGTGGTTCTTCCAGTCCATCGGCCGCGAGATCCGGGTGATTGATTACTACGAGGTGACGAACCAGGGCCTTGACGAGACCGCCAAGCACGTTCTGTCCAAGCCTTATCTCTACGAGACGCACTATCTCCCGCACGACATCGAAATTCGCGAGATTATCAGCGCCAAAAGCCGGCGCGACACGCTGGAAAGTTTAGGCCTCAACCCGATCCAGCCCGGCGTGCGCAACGATCCTGTCGAGCGCGTCAACGCTGTCCGCATGATGCTCCCGCGCTGCGTGTTCGATGCGGACAAGTGCAAGCGCGGCCTTGAGGTGCTGAAGCACTACCGCCGCGAGTTCGACGAGAAGCGCAAGACGTTTCGCTCGACGCCCCTTCACGACTGGGCTTCGCACGGCGCCGACGCGTTCGGAGAGTTTGCAGTGAACTTCTCGCGGCAGGTAGCGCGCTCGACTGCGCCACGCCGCGCCCGCATAGGAACCATCGCCTAGAATGGAAACCTTCACCGACGCAGCCGCCAGCCAAGAGCCGGCAGCAGCGCCCATGGACGATTCAGAGCTGCTCAAGATCCTGCGCGAGGAAGAGCGGGACGCGACCTCGTATTACGACAGTGAGTTTGCGCAGGCGCAGGCGAGCGCCATGGCCCGCTACAACGGCGAGCTTTACGGCGATGAGGTCGAGGGCCGGTCCAAGGTCGTCACGCACGACGTCGAGGACACCATCAACTGGATCATGCCGCACCTGCTGCGGACATTCCTATCGTCTGACGAGCTGGTGACGGTCGAGAGCAAGGCGCAGGATCAGGCGCAGCCGGCGCTGATGCAGATGGGTGGCCCTCAGATGGCCGGCCCGATGGCGCAGCCGATGCCGCCTCAGATGGGCGCGGGCTACGGGAGCCAGGCAGCCGACACGCAGTGCATCGGCGAATATCTGACGCATTGCTTCTTCGTCGATAACCCCGGCGAGCGCATCATCCACGATTTTGCCTTCGACGGCATGCTGCAGCGGGTCGGCTGGCTGAAGGTGTCCTGGCAGGATGCGGAGGCTAAGCCGCCGCAGATCATCGAGGGGATGCCGGCCGATCAGCTGGGCAAATACATCGAGGACCCAGAATACGAGATCCTGTCCCAGTCCACAGAGGACGGGCAGACCTACACGATTGAGATCCGACACACGCCGCGCATGGGCCGCGTCAGCGTCGAGAACGTGCCGCCGGAAGAGATCGCCTGGAGCCGTAACGCCCGCAGCGCCGCAGAAGCCGATTACATCCGCCGCAAGCGTGAAGTCTACGTTGCCGAGATTGCTCGCCTGTACCCCGACAAGGCCGAAGAGCTGCAGAGCCCGGACAGGTCGTGGAACAGCGGCGCCGACGACATGGAGACGGACACCGACCCGCGCCGGCACGCCCGATTCCCCGAAGAGAGCCAAGACTACAAGCGCCCCGGTGACCACTTCCGCCGCCGCAAGACCTATCTGATCGAGGAAGATGTCCGCATCGACTTCGATGGCGACGGCATCGTCGAGCTCCGCCACATCAAGCGCATGGGCGACGTGATCCTCGAAAACGAGGCCGTTGAGCGTTCCGAACTGGTCTGCTGGTCCCCGATCCGCATCCCGCACCGTCTGGCGGGCCGCTCGGTCGCTGACACGATGATCGACTTCCAGCGCATCCGCACGGTGCTGACCCGGCGTGCGCTCGACAGTCTGGCGCAGTCGCTCACGCAGCAAAAAGTGGTCAACACGCAGGCCGTTGGTGCCGACGACATTGATGGACTGCTGGATAACGACATTGGACACGTCGTGCGTGCCAAGGGCGATGTCCGCGCGGCGCTGATGCCCATCGAGACGCCGGACGTGTCCGGACAAGCCTTGACGTGGCTTGAGTACACCGACCAAAAGCAAGAGCAGGCCAGCGGCGCCACGCGTCACAACCAGGGCATCGACCCTAAGGGCCTCACCAAGACCGCATCCGGCATGGACATGCTGCAGTCCGCCGGCATGACCCGCATCGAGAGCTATGCCCGCTGGCTCGGCTTGGCCTTGGAAGAGGTGTTCGAACACATCCTGCGTTTGGTGTCGGCGCACCAAGACCAGCCGCGCCTGATCAAGATCAAGGGCCGTCCGGTCACCATCGACCCGCGCTTGTGGTCCGACGATATGCGCGTGTCCGTGCACGTCGGCCTAGGCGGAGAAACACGCGAGCGTAAGCTGTTCAATTTGAACCTGATCAAGCAAACGCAAGAGCAAATCCTGCTGCAGGCCGGTCCCGGCAATCCGCTGGTGTCGTTGGCAGAGTACCGCACGACGCTGCAGCGCATGGTCGAGACCATGGGGTTCAAGGACGCAAGCGCGTACTTCAAAGAGATCCCGCCCGACTATCAGCCGCAGGAGCCCGGCGAAGACCCGAAGATGGCCGAGGCCAAGGCCAAGATGGAGTTGGAGCAGGCCAAGGCGCAGCAGGACGCGCAATTGCAGGCCGCCAAGCTGCAGGCTGAGCAGCAGATGCGGGCGCAGGAAGCGCAGGCGAAGCAGCAGATTGCCACGGCGGAACTGGCCGGCAAGCAGGAGATGGCCCGCGTTGATGCGGAGTTGCAGCGCGAGATTGCCGCACAGAAAGCCCGCTCAGAATACGAGATCGCCCAATTGCGCATTGCGGCCGAGCAGCAGATCGCGGCGCAGCGCATGGCCGCTGAGATGGATCTGGCCCGCTGGAAAGCCACCGAGGAAATGAAGCTCGCCCGCGAGAAGATGCGCATGCAGGCCAAAGCCGCCAAGCCCAACGGGGCATCCGATGGCGCAATGACCGGCGGTGACGGCATCGACAGTTATCGGCCAGGAGGCTCGCTCAGTGCCTGACAAGAACGACGACGACCTTGGCCAACCCATGCCGATCCTAAAGCCGCAACCGCTGGTCAAGCGTGAGGCTGAGGACGCCATCGAGCCCGACCCGATGTCGGATGAGATCGAGAAGCTGGAGCGCGAGGCCGCGCCCCGCCCGAAACTATGCCCGCACTGCGGGAAACCGTTGCCGAAGGACGCATGAAACATCAACGCACCGACAAGCAGTCACGGCTGTCTCTGACGGCCGAGGAAGGCCGCCGCCTCAGTCGCTTTCTACAGGACAGCGCCGTGCAGCGGATCTTCGCTGACCTCGAAGTGTACGCCATCGAGAACATGATCGCCGCCGCCTCACCGGCCGACCGCGAGCGCGAGGCGCTGCGCATCCAAGTCATCCGCCACCTGAGATCAGACCTAGAGGACCGTGCCGCTCGTGCGGAGCGCGCGGTTAAGGAAATGGAGGCTGTAGCCCATGCTTGACGGCACATTGGACGCGGCCGCTGCCGCCATCGACCAGATCCCGCAGAGCGAGATGGATCGGCATCCGTCGCCAACTCCGCCCCGCGCCGACGACGGCAAGTTCCGCGCTCAAGAGCCGGAGAAGGTCGAGCCGGAAACAGTTTCAGCGGACGCTGAGACGCCCAAGGCTGAGAAAGAAGAGGTTGAGGCCGAGGCCGACGACGAAGAGACCTATATCGAGCTGCCGCCCGAGGGCGACGGCAAAGAGATCAGCCGCCTCAAGCTTACCGAGGTTCTGGAAGGCTACCGCAAGGCGCAGACGCTGGAGCAGGAGCTGGCCAAGCGGGCCGAGAAGCTGCCGCCGCCCGAGGCCTGGGATCACGAGATCATCCAGACCGTCCAGACCCGCCAGCAGATGCTGCAGCAGATCGAGACCTGGGCGCGCTTGAATGCTCCGCAGCCGCCGGACATCGCTCTACTTGACCAGAACAACATCAACTACAATCCAGACGCCTATTTCCAGCAGCACCGCCAGTATGAGGCGATGAAGGCCGCGCACGAAAAGGCGCAGGCGCTGCACCGAGATCAGGCGCAGAAATTGTCCGCCGAGCAAGAGGCGATCTCCCGCGTGCGACTGCAGCGCGAGATGGCAAAACTCGACCGGGTATGGCCGGAGCTTAAGGAGAAGGCGGTTGCGGATAAGGTCCGCTCCGACTTGGAAAGCCACTACGGCCTCGATGCGGAGACGATCAACTCGGTCGCCGACGCGCGGTTCTTTGCTCTTGCAAAGGACGCACTGGCCTACCGCTCAAGTAAGGCGACAGCTCAGGCTGCCGCGAAAGTGGTGAGCGCCAAGCCGAAGCTCATTCCTGGCAAAGCCAGGGCCACCGTCAACAGCAAGACCGCCAACCTTAACGCCGCGATGGGACGCCTGCAGAAGTCGGGTTCCATCGACGACGCGACGGCGGCCATCGCTAGCCTTCTCTAAGGACACATCCACATGACTGTACCCACCTACACCGTCCAGACCTTCGCGATGAAGGGGATTCGCGAGCAGCTGTCCGACACGATCTCGAACATCGATCCGATGGACACGCCGCTCTATTCCAAGTTCGGCAAGGGCACCGCGAAGACCCGCACGCCCGAGTGGCAGATCGACAGCCACCGCGCCGCCAACCCCAACAACGCAGTGGTTGAGGGCTCGGACGCCACCAACATCCAGACCACGGCGACGACCCGCCTTAAAAATGTGGTCCAGCTATTCGAGGGCACGGTCCAGGTCTCGACGACTTCGGAAGCTGTTGATGCTGCCGGCCGCTCGTCCGAGATGGCCTATCAGATTGCCAAGGAAGGCAAGGCGCTGCGCACGGACATCGAGGCGCGCATCTCCGGCAACTACGCCTCCGTATTGGGCGATGACAGCACCGCTGGCGCGATGGCTGGCTATGAGGCCTGGATCACGACCAACGACAGCCGCAGCGGCACGCAGGGCGGCTACAACACCGGCACGGGTCTGGTGGCTGCGGCCTCCGATGGCACCCAGCGTGCCCTGACGGAGACGATCTTCAAGGGTGCGATCAAGACCTGCTGGGAGAACGGAGCCAAGGCCCCGATGGTGGTCACGGGTCCGTTTAATAAGCAGGTGATCTCGGGCTTCGCGGGCATCGCTCAGGCAACGAACGAGGTCAAGTCGTCCGATATGGTCACGATTGTCGGCGCTGCCGACGTGTACGTGTCCGACTTCGGCCGGCATATGATCATGCCTTCGCGCCTGTCGCGCGACCGCTCGGTGCTGCTGGTCGATCCTGCGTATTGGGAGTTGATGTTCCTCCAGCCCTTCAAAACCGAGCCGCTGGCCAAGACGGGCCACAGCATCCGCCGCATGATCTCGGCCGAGTGCACGCTCAAGTCGCGTAACGAGCAGGCCTCCGGCATCATTGCAGATCTCACCACGAGCTGATGAGCAAGCGCCTCTTTGACCGTGATCCCTCCCGCCGGATGAACATCTGGTGGGAGGACACGCCAGACGGTTTTCTGCTCCGCTACGAGCAGGACGTTGAGCCGATCCTCGACAGCAACAAGGCCAAACAGAGCGCCGGTAGGGATTACTACGCCTCGGCCGGTGACTATTGGAAAGTCGCGTCCATTCCGATCACGGTGCAGTACAAGTGGCTGATTGAGGATGGCATCGACGTCACCAACGAGGACCATTGGCCACGGGTCGCACGTAAACTGAACGATCCGGATTGGCGGTATCTCAAAACAGCGGAGGTCATCGTCTAAAATGGCGAAGGTCCATCTTTTTGCAAAGACGTTCGCTGGGCTCGACGTGCCGATCTTGGCCGATGAGTACGGCAATATTGGCAGTGGCGGCGCTGCGGGGGGCAGCGCCGCTGCGGCAACGTCAGAGGCCGGTGGCTGGTCCTATGTCGCGGCTACGGGCGGCATCACCGACACGTCGGACGTGACGCTCGCGGCGGCGCCCGGCAACCTCAAAGCCAACTACGTTACGGCGGTGCAAGTTGTGAACAAGGGCGGCACCGCTACAGAGGTTGTCGTCAAGTCGGGCTCCACCGTCTTGTGGCGCACCTACGCGGCGGCCAACGGCGCCAATCCCATCCATGTCGTGTTTCCGCGTCCTCTCGTGGCTGCCAACAACACCGCGTTAACAGCGGCGTGCGTCACCACGGGCACTGCCACGCTCATCTGCGCGCAAGGGTTCATCGCCGCGTTGCCCAACGTCGCCGCTCAGCTTGTCAGCCCTGGGGATGAGGTGATCGACGATTTCGGCGCCTACGTCACCGCAGACGACAGCTCTATCATCTACAACGCTTAACCGGGACGATCCATCATGGCTGCTATCTCTAACCTCACCTCTACGTCGGCCAACGCGATCGCGATCGGCCCGAATGGTTCCTCAAATCCAACGTTCAAGGTCAATGCCAACACGGCGTCGGCCGCGACCGGCCTCGAGGTTGTCGGTGCGGCAGCGGCTGGCGGGCTTGCAGTTAAGGCGATCTCGTCTGGCACCAACGAGAATATGACCATTGACGCCAAAGGCTCCGGCACCGTGACCGTCAACGGCACGGCGACCGGCGCAATCACGCTGGCGCGGGCCACCGGTATCACGGGTGCGGCCACCGTGACGAGCACCAGCGCTTCCGCCCTTGCGGTGGGTGCCAACGGGGCCACGAATCCGGTGCTTAAGATCAACGCCAATACGGCCAGTGTCGCAACGGGCGTTGAAGTGACGGGCGCTGCGGCTGCGGCTGGCGTCAACGTGGGCGTGATTTCGTCGGGCACAAACGAAAACCTGACGATCAATGCCAAGGGCAGCGGCACGATCACGCTGGGCAACACGTCCACCGGCAACATCGTCGCTACGCGGGCCATTGCGGGTGCGCTTGGCATCACGTCGTCCGGCCCGACGGCCGGCATCGGCTACGCCACGGGCGCAGGCGGCGCGGTCACGCAGGCATCGAGCCGCACAACGGGCGTGACGGTCAACACGGTTGCCGGCGCGATTACGCTGGTGAGCGCGGCCGGGAGTGCAACGCCGGCGTCGTTCACGGTGACGAACAGCGCGGTTGCGGCGACGGATGTCGTGATTGTCAATCAGAAAAGCGGCACTGACCTTTACAACATTGCCGTTACAGCGGTAGCCGCTGGGTCGTTCCGCATCACGTTCTCGACCACAGGCGGCACCACGACAGAGCAGCCTGTGTTCAACTTCGCCGTGATCAAGGCGGTGGCCGGGTAATGGCCATCACCGACTTCGCCTCGCTGAGGTCTGAGGTCCAGGCGTATTGCGGCCGGTCGGACAGTACGTTTTCCGGCCGCGTCGAGCAGTTCGTGTCGCTGGCTGAGGATCGTATCTACCTCGGCCAGGGCGCGGACGCTGGCGATCCGCTGTATTCGTCGCCAGTCCGTTCGAAGATCATGGAAACCACGGCAACGGTTTCCATCACATCGGGCGACGGCACGCTGCCGAGTTCATGTCTCTCTGTGCGGCGCATCACGCGGGGCTCGACGGATACGGACGGGCTGTCCTACCTGACCCCGGATGCTTTGCAGTTGCGGCTGGCGCAAGCGTCGGGCGGCTTGCCGCAGTATTACACGGTCGAAGGCCTGACCCTCAAAATCGCTCCTACCTACACGGGCGACCTCACCATTCTCTACTATCAGCGCTTCGACCCGATCACGCTGACCAGTCCGACCGGATCAATGCTCACTGAGCACAGTCAGTTGTATTTCTCCGCGTGCATGTTTGAGGCGTTTTCGTTCATGCAGGAGCCTGACCTAGCGATTGCCTGGCTCGGCCGGTATCGCTCCATGGTTTCCGGCATCAACCAGACCTCAGCCGATCTGCGCTACGCGGGCCGCCGCCTGCGCATCAACGCCCGCCCCATCGAATAGGAGCCCGGCAATCGTTCCGTTCGGCCCATGGCACCCTGACGCCGCTGGTATGAATACGCCCGTTGTCGTTGAGGCGCGTAATGTGCTTCCGGCTGAAAACGGGTTCGCGCCGTTGCCATCGGCTGCGGCCTCAACGGCGGCGCTGCCTGACACATGTCGGGGGGCTGTGTCTGTGCTGCTTGACGACGGCACCTCGCAGACGTTCGCTGGCACGCAGACGCGGCTCTATAAGCTCGGCCCTACCGGCGGCTGGGACGAAGTGTCGGCGCTGGTCGATGTCGTCGATGATCTGGGCGACCCTATCGAGGATGACGCGGCCGAAGTCATCCAGATCCCCGGCGGAGAGTATTCGGTCGGCTCCGGCGAGCAATGGAAGTTCGCGCTTTATGGCACGTTGCTGTTGACCACCAACGTCAACGATGGGCCGCAGAAGTTCGACTTGCTGACCAGCAGCAATTTCGAGCCTTTGGGCGGCTCGCCTCCGGCCGCGCGGTATATCGACATCGTGCGCGAGTTCGTGTTCCTCGGTGCGATCGACGGCAATGAAAAGCGGGTCCAGTGGTCGGCTATTGGCGATGCTGAGGGCTGGACGGCGGGCACCAACGAAAGCGACTTCCAGGATTTTCCCAACGGCGGCCCGGTGCGCGGCATCGTCGGCGGCGAGACGGTCTATATCTTCCAAGCCGCCAAGGTTACACGTGGAACCTACGTTCCCGGCTCGTCTTTCATCTTCCAGTTTGACGAGGTGGAAGGCGCGGCAGGTCTGGCGGCTCCGCATTCACTGGTTCGCCTGCGTTCGGATGCGTTTTATCTGGCGCCGGACGGGTTCCGCCGCTTCAACCTCAGCGGCGCATCATCAACGCCGATTGGCACGCGTAAATGGGCCAAGTGGTTCCTGGCCGATAAGAAGCCCGGCTTCGATCTGCAGGTGTTTGGCGCCGCCAACCCAACGCGGCCCATCATCGTGTGGGCGTATGTCTCGACCAGCAACATCGGCAGCACGCCCGACCGCCTGCTGATTTACGATTGGGCGCTGGACGAGGCGACGTTCGCGGACTTGACCGTTGGCGCCCTCCTGCAATGGCTGTCACCCGGCTACACGCTGGACACGATGGACGCCTTTGGCAGCGTGGATGACCTGCCGTTCTCGTTTGATAGCCCGTTCTGGCGCGGCGGCTCTCAACTCATGGGCCTGTTTTCAACCGACAATCGCCTGTCGCTGCTGTCCGGCGCAAGCATGGCCGCGACCATCACGACGGCGGACGGCCAGAAGTCCGACCGGATGCTGATCAAAGGGCTAAGCCCTCAGGTGGACAGCGCGGCAGCCACGGTGGCTTTGGCCATGCGCGAGCGGGACGCGGATGCGGTGACGTTTGGCAGCGCTGAGGCAATGGAAGACACGGGTATCTGCCCCGCGCACAAGTCGGGACGCGTCGCACGGGCAAAGATCGTCATTCCAGCGGCTGCGACGTGGACAGCGGCCAAGGGGATCGTGACGCACGCAACGCGGCAGGGTCGGCGATGAATATCCTCCCGCCAACCGGCGCAACCGAGCGGCAGGTCCACCAAGCGATTAAAGAACTGATTGAGGGCCGTTCTAACGCCGTGGGCACGGTGACGCTGACCGCCAACGCCACGACCACGACCGTCACGGCGGCAACCGTAAACCGCAACGCCATTGTGCTGTTGAGCCCGCAGACGGCCAATGCCGCCGCCGCTCTGGCCACAACCCACGTTGCGGTGGCCGCTGCTGGCGGCGCGTTCACGCTGACGCACGCGAACAACGCGCAGACCGATAAAACCTTTGGCTATCTGGTGATCGGGGGATGATGCAGCCGCAAACCGAGCAGGCCGCCGTCATGGCCTACCTGGGACCGTTGATCACGGGCGAGGCGGTCGAAGCCCCGATTGTCCGGCAAATCCCGCAGCAGTGGTTGCATGTGTTCTGGGAACGGCTGGTTCCGGATCTGCTTCGCGTCGTGGAACGCACACGGGGGCGCTGGAGCCTCAACACGATTGCAGAGCGTGCCCTCAAGGGCGAGTGGCAGCTGTGGGTGGTGTGGGATGGCCGGATCGCTGCCGTGCTCGCAACAGAGATGTTTTTCGAGGACAACGGCGAGAAGAACGCCCGCGCCGTTTTTGTCGGTGGGCGTGAGATGGCCAAGTGGGCGCACCTCGTGACTGATCTCGAGGACTGGGCCCGCGACAACGGCTGCGCCCGCTTTGAGATGGTGATCTCCAAGGGCATCGCCCGTCATTTTGACGAGTACCGCATGTCGCATGTGCTGCTCGAAAAGGATCTCTAAATGCCCAGCAAAAACAAGCCCGCCACGACGACGACGACGCAGGAGCGCAGCCCGTGGGCGCCGGCGCAGGGCAACCTTCAAACGGTGCTGGGCAATGCCAGTGAGTTGTCCGGCGACCTGTCCAACTTCACGCCGACGTATTCGGGCACGACGCAAGCCGGCATCCAGGGGCTCGAGAGTGCCGCCTCAAACATGACCGGTGCGCGCGATGCGCTTGGCAACGTCGTGCCGGGATCGACGCAGGGTTTCAACGTCGGGCTCGGGCAGCTGTCCAATGTTGCCAGCGGCGGCACGTTGGGGGCAAACCCGTATCTGGATCAAGTCATCGCGCAGTCCCGCGAAGGGGTGACGAACGCTGTCAACGGGCAGTTTGCAGGTGCGGGGCGCTATGGCTCGGCCGCCCATACCGGCGCACTGACAAAGGGCCTTGGTCAGATGGAGATGCAGGCTCGCCTGGGCAACTACACCTCCGAGCGCGGCGCACAGGACGCGGCGGCGCGAGCGATCTACGGCGGCGGGTTCCAGGGCGCGGGCATGGCTGGTGCGCTCGACCAATCGCAGCTGCTGCCGGCACAGGTGATGCTGCAAGCCGGAGCCCTCCGCGATGCGCAGTCCGAGGCGGAGCGCACGGCACCGCTTCGGGCCACGGAATGGCTGAATAGCCAGTCGCTGCCGATTGCCGGGGCTGGCGGTACCGCCACGGGCACACAGACGACAGTGCAGCCGAATAACCCGCTGGGGCAGATTCTTGGCGGGGCGCAGATGGGGCTGGGTTTGTTGGCGTCTCCGATGCCGGGCGCTGGTTCGTTGCTTGGCGGCCTGTCCGGGCTGTTCCGCTGATGGACCCGCTGACGCTACGCTACAACAACCCCGGCGCCGTCGAGTTCAAGCCGTGGATGGCGCAATACGGCGCGCGTCTTGGTCCCAACGGACGCTATGCGCAGTTCGACAGCCCAGACCAAGGTTATCAGGTCATGGGGCGGGTGCTTGACACCTACCGCGACAAGCATGGGCTCAACACCGTCACCGGGATCATCAACCGCTGGGCACCGGCTAACGTCGATAACAACTCCACGAGCAGCTACGCGGCCAGCGTTGCGAAGTCGCTCGGCATCGATCCGAATGCCCCACTAACGCCAGAGCAGCGTCCATCCCTGATGCGGGCCATGGCCAGCTATGAGGCGGGCCGTCCAGCCGCTGCGTTGCCTGCTCCGATGGCACTCGGCAACCCGCCCGCTCCGGCTCCGGCCGCCGCACCTTCGACAGGAGCGCCCCCGATGGCAGATCCCTACCGGCCGCAGCAGCGCGGCGGCTTCCTTGGCCTCATCGATGCGCTTCAGTCCGGCGTGTCGTCGCCGCTGTTTCAGTCCGGCGCTGCGATGTATTCGGCCGCATCGCAGGGCAAGGACATCGGAACCGGGTTTCTGATGGGCGGCGAAGCGGCAGGACGGGCAGCCAAGTCGCAGGCCGAGCAAGCGCAGATGCAGCGCGAGATGGCGGCGCAGCGCCAGCGTGATCAGATGTGGGCGCAGCTGACCAGCGGGAAAACGCCAGCTTGGGCGAGCAATCTGCCTGCGGGGACGATCGAACTGGCGAAGGCATTGGGTCCAGAATCCGGGCTTGCTCTGGTGAGCAAGATGGCATTGTCCAAACCGGAGAAAACCACCACGCAGAAGGACTACGAGTATGCCAAGAGCCAGGGTTTCAGCGGCTCGCTGATGGACTTCACCAAGGCGCAGAACGAAAGCAAGCGCCCGGTGACAAACATAGACATGAAGGGCGAGACATCATTCAGCCAGGAAGCGGGCAAGGCTACGGCAAAGCGTTACAGCGAACTGGCCGAGCAGGGCCAAGCAGCGCGCGTGGCGCAGGGCGATATTGACCGTCTTGAGGAATTGGGCGCGGCTATCGGCACGCAGGGCGCAGTGGCCAACGTCAAGGCGGCCCTCGGACCCTACGCGAACGCCCTCGGCGTCAAGATTGACGGCCTCGACGACATTCAAGCTTTCTCATCCATCGTTTCGCGGCTGGCACCGACCATGCGTCCACCGGGCTCTGGCGCCACGTCCGACTTTGAGTTCAAGCAGTTCTTAAACGCGCTGCCGCAGCTGGCGCAGACGACGGAAGGCCGAAAACTGGTGCTCGACCAGATGCGCGCTATGAACGCCTACAAGGCGCAACTTGGTGATTTGAGCGAACGCGTCCTGTCCGGCGACATCGACCGCAAAACTGCGGATGCGGAGATCCGCAAGCTCGGCAACCCTCTGACACTTTGGCGGCAAGGGACGCAAGCTATGCCGCCGTCGCAACCCGCTCCGCCTCCCCCACAGGGCGCAGGCCGTTTTGCTCAGCCGCAGACGTCTCCGGTTGGCACAATGGTCGATAGCGTTCGCCAGCAGATCCAAAGCGGACAGGTGCAGGTGCCCGAGGTCGTCAACCAAGCTAGGCGCGCCATTCAGGAGGGCAAGGACCCGGCGCGGATTAAAGAGCGGTTGCAGCAGTACGGAATCGACCCGGCATCGGTGGGGCTCTAAATGGCACAGGACTACTTCGACGACATCCCGCCTGTCCGCCGTCCGGCTCCTGTCGAGCGACCCGGCAGTGCGCCGCGCAACCGTCGCCGCACGCCAGCCGAGGCCGCACCCAGTTCACCGGAAGCCGAGGGCGATACCGAGCCGAGCCGTCTTGGCCAGTTCGCCGCGCCGATGATGGTGCAGCCTCCCGAGTCTGGTCCCGGCCTGTTCGACGACATTCCCGCCGCTGGCTCCAACGTCTCGACGCTGGAAGACGTGGTGAAATCTGCCGGCGCAGGCTTGGTCAAGGGCGGCATTGGCCTTGCGGCGCTGCCCGGCACAGTCGAGCAGCTGGGACGTACCGGCATCAACTACGTCGGTCAGAAGCTCACTGGCCAGCCCGAGACGGTCGGCGCAAAGGCGGTGCTTCCCGGCTATCAGGAGTTCAAGGGCGCGGTTGAAAACAACATCACCGGGCCGCTCTACAACCCCAAGACAACGGCGGGCGAGTACGCAGGGACCGTGGCCGAGTTCGCGCCGGGCATGCTGTTCCCGGCTGGTGCGGGCGCAGGCCTCGCCGCTCGAGCCGGGCTCAACGTTGTCGCGCCGGCTGTAGCGAGCGAGTCGGCTGGGCAGCTGACCAAGGGGACGGCGGCGGAACCCTATGCGCGCGTTGCGGGTGGCCTAGCGGGCGGTATGCTCCCGGCAATGGCAGGGCGAGCGATTTCGCCTGGAGCCACCGACCCAATGCGCACGCGCATGGCGGGCGTTCTGGATCAAGAGGGCGTTGCCCTGACGGCTGGCGACCGTACCGGCAGCCGCGCCATTCGTTATGCCGAAAGCGTCTCCCAGACGACACCGTTTGCCGGACGGCGCTTGACCGGCGTCAAAGAGCAGCAGGCCGAGCAGTTCACCCGTGCCGCTCTACGCCGTGCCGGTATCCAGGCAGACCGGGCTGAGCCTGCCGTGATCGATCAGGCGTTCCAGCGCATCGGCGGCGAGTTCCAGGCTGTTGGCTCTGCGGCAATGGTCCCGATCACGCCAACCGTTCAATCGCGCCTTGACCAGATCGTGCGCAATTACGAGCGCATTACTGAACCGTCGATGGTCAACCCGCTGCCGCGCTCGATTATCGACGACGTGCAAGCCGTCGTCGGTCGCTCGTCTCAAGTCGGCACGCCCGCTGCACTGGACGGCGCGCGCTATCTTGGATGGCGTTCCGACATTGGCGCTGCCGCGCGTGGGGCTCGCGACCCGAGAACGGAACGGGTTCTGTACGACATCCAGCGCGTTCTCGATGACGGTGCCGAGCAGTACCTTCGCAGCACGAACCCGCAAATGGCTGACCGCATGCGGACGGCGCGGCAGGAATACCGCAATATTCTGGTGCTCGAGAAGGCCGTGAACGGCGCTGGCGAGAATGCAGCGTTGGGTCTGATCTCCCCGGCACAGCTGGCACAGGCCACCAAGCAGCTACAAGGTGGCCGCAACTACGCTCGAGGGCGAGGCGACTACGCAGAGCTTGCTCGCGCGGGCGATGCTCTCCTGCGCCCCATGCCGCAATCCGGCACCGCAGAACGGATCATGATGCAGTCGATAGGTGCCGGCGCTGGTGGCTTGGCGGCTGGAGCTCCAGGCGTGGCGGCAGGCATGGCAGGGCAAGCGATCGTCGGTCGCGTGCTCCAGAACCCGGCCACGCAAGCCTATCTCGGCAATCAAGTCGCCGCCCCCATTGCCAACCTTCCGACGGGCTCCAGGATTGGCGCCATCCCCGGCATTATAGCGAACAGCAATCGGCCGCTAGATGCAGACAGAAAAACCGTGCGCCGCAAGCGCGGTTTGCTGCCGGAATAGCCACTCTAATCACTCCCCATCCTCGTCTCGCGTCATCTGACCCCAAGGGCACAGATCGATGACTGATTTCTATGGTTGGTCAACCACGGCCAGCAACAACGCGACGGCTGACAGCACCATCTCGTGGGCTGAGTTCCAAGACCCGAGCACAGTCAACGACAGCGCGCGGGCCATGATGGCGCGAATCGCTGAGTGGCGGAAGGATGTGGCCCCGACCCGATCCTCGACCGGCAGTGGCAACGCCTATGCCGTTACGTCGGAAGCGGCAGATGCTGCAGGCTATCGAGACGGTGAGATTGTCACGTTCATTGCCGACCGTGCCAACACTTCAAGCTGCACGCTTAACGTCAATGCGCGCGGCGCCAAGCCGTTCAGGCCGGCCGTGGGCGTCGAGTTCCAGTCGGGCGAGATCCAAGCTAATCAGGCCATCATCGCGTTTTTCCGCGAAGCGACTGAAGAGTTTATCGGCATTGGATCTGGCTACCACGTCAACGCCATGACGACGGGGCTGCTGAGCCAGTCGATTGCCGCGCGGCTGATCAAAATTGGCACGCCGGTCCTCAGCCTCGCGCCGACCGCGCCAGCCGGCTACATCCGCCTGACCGAAGCCACTCAGAGCCGCAACAAATCCGACTGGCCAGAGCTTGACGCCTGGCTGTCGTCGATCTCCTATCCGTGGGGATCGACCTCAACGACGTTCAATTTGCCGCCGGCCGCCGGCTACGTTCTGCGCTTTGCAGCCACATCCTCGACCATCGACACGGCCGGAGCCAGAGCGGCAGGATCAACGCAGACCGACGCGGTTGCTGCGCACACGCACACGTTCAGCGCCACCACCGGAACCGAAGCGGCGCACACACACACGTTCAAACAGGCAACGGGCAGAGCCATCGGTGGTATCGGCGGCGGGTCATATGACATTGTTCTAACCCATACGTCGCCAGCCGATATTGGCGGCAACTATACGTCCCCTGGTGGCAGCAGCCATACGCACAGTGTTTCAGGTACGACCGGTTCTGCGGGCTCGGGCACCGAAACCCGTCCAAAGAATGTGGCGATGCACGTTGATATTTTCGCGTCGTCTCAGCTTTCAGCCGGCACACTGGCAATGTTTGGTTTCCCGTTTGCCTGGGACACGGGCACGACGGCGGCGGACCCTGGCACGGCGCGCGTGCGCGGCGACGATGCAGCGCTTGGTTCCATTACCAACCTCTACATCTCAGAAACTGACGCTTGGGGCGTCAACATCGCAACGGTTATCGGATCGATCACGAATGGATCCGTGATCCGGCTGTCGAAGGTCGGCGCGCAAGCGAATACCTTAGTGATGACGGTCTCAGGGTCCATCACAGATAATGGCACATACCGGACAATTCCGGTTACAGTTAGCGCCGTCAACGGCTCTTTCAGCGCTGACGACAGCTTGGCTTTCGAGCTTGCCGGCGGCGCTGGCGCTACAGGTGACGACGGCGCTGCGGCCACCGTCACCGTTGGCACCGTCACGACGGGCTCGGCCGGGTCTTCGGCGAGTGTCACAAACGCAGGAACATCCAGCGCTGCGGTTCTGGATTTCAGCATCCCGAGAGGCGATACCGGCGCGGCTGGCGCCAACGGCACAGACCCAGGAATCCGTTGGCTGTATGACAGCAGCACGACGACCAACGCCGACCCGGGATCTGGGGATTTACGTCTCAACAACGCCACGCTCGCCAGCGTCACAGAGATAGCCATCTCTTATAACTCGGGCGAGACGGGCAATCCGAGCGTTGAGAACTTTGTTAAATCCTGGGACGACAGCACCACGACCGGCTCGCGCGGCAAGCTGATCATCAAGAAGGCCAGCGCCCCGCAAAATTTCGCAATCTATACGATCACCTCTGCCATTACAGACGGCACCACCTACGGGCGCTTTACGCTATCTCATGTGGATGGGAATGGATCGTTCTCGAGCACCGACACGCTGGCGGTGCAGTTTTTCCCTACTGGCGACAAGGGTGCAGACGGTGCCGGTACTGGCGATATCGTCGGACCTGCCGCCTCGGTGGACGGTGAAATAGCGCTATACGACAGCACCACCGGTAAATTGCTTAAGCGGGCAACGACGACGGGACTACTGAAGGCAGCGTCTGGCGTCATTGCTGCGGCTGTCGCTGGCACTGATTACCAAGCCGCAGACAGCGAACTGACGGCCATTGCCGGTCTTACGTCGGCGGCTGACACGGCGCCGTATTTTACCGGCTCCGGCACGGCTGCCCTGATGACGGTGACGAGCACAGCCAGAAACCTGCTGGACGACACATCCGCCGGGGCGATGCGAACCACGCTCGGGGTTGTGCCTGGGACAGATGTGCAGGCGTACTCAGCCGCTCTGGATTCATGGTCTGGTGTTTCGCGGGCAGCCGGGTTTGACACGTTCGCGGCGACGCCCTCCAGCGCCAATCTCCGTTCTCTGGTGAGCGATGAGACCGGCTCCGGTTCACTGGTTTTTGCCACGTCGCCCACGCTCGTCACGCCCGTGATCGGCGTGGCTACGGCGACCAGCATCAATAAGGTCGCGCTTACGGCGCCGGCGACGGGATCAACGCTCACCATAGCGGACGGCAAGACGCTCACGGCAAGCAACTCGCTGACACTGGCCGGCACAGACAGCACGACGATGACGTTCCCGTCAACGTCAAGCACGGTGCTTACGACTGGCAACACGGCGACGATTACCAAGGGCTACGCGGTCACGCCCAACAACCTTGGCACGCTGTCCACAGGAACCACAACGCTCAACCCCGCCAACGGCAATTATCAGTATGCAACAAATAACGGCGCACATACACTGGCGGCCCCGGCGTCGGATTGTGCCATTGATGTACTTTACACGAATGGCGCCAGTGCAGGAGCGATTACCTTCTCAGGTTTCACGGTGGGGTCTTCGACCGGTTCGACGTTGACTACAACCAATGCGCAGCGCTTTCTGATCAGCGTACGCCGCATCAATTCCGTGTCCACCTACAGCATTTACGCCCTGCAATGATCATCCTGACCAACTACAAATGGCGCGCGGTCGCGCCCCTCGCATGGAAGCTGCCGACGATCTCGACCGGCATTCGGACACGCTATCGCATCAGAGAACGTCTAAGCGACGGCTACGTGCGCCGTCGCTGGTACTTCGAAGACCGCGAGGAATGGGATTACGCGCTGTGGATGATCGCGCGTGGGACGTGGCCGGACATGGAACCAGGCCTTGCCTACGATTGCGCGACCGTCACTTTCCTGACCTCGCCAACGGGCTCTAACCAAACCTACACATCGCCAGCCGACTGGAATAACTCAAACAATACGATTGAGACGATCGGTGCGGGCGGCGGCGGAGGCCGGTTGTCTACGGCGTCCGCGCGTGGTTCTGCCGGTGCGGGCGGCGGCTATTCCAAAACGACTAATCTGTCGTTTGCGACCCCCGGAACAACCACGGCGACCTATCAGATAGGATCGGCGGGCACGGGCGGCGCCAGCAATGGCACGGACGGCACGGCCGGCGGCGATACGTGGTTCAACGCTGCGACGCTCGGCAGCTCATCGGTCGGGTCTAAGGGCGGTGGCGGCGGGTCAGGGTCGGCGGCTACCGCATCAACGGGCGGCGCGGCGGGCTCGGGCATTGGCTCGACCAAATACAGCGGCGGCAACGGCGGCACCTCGCCTCTCGGTGTGTCCAACGGCGGCGGCGGCGGCGGCGCGGCTGGGCCGAGCGGCAACGGCAACGCGGGTGCTGATGGGTCTGGTGTCAACGCGCCTGCCGCCAACGGCGGGTCTGGAAATGCGGGTTCCGGAGGGTCTGGCGGCAGTGGTGGCGCCACGACGAGCGCAGCGGGATCGGCAGGCGGCAACGGAACTGAATTTGGCGGCACGCATGGATCGGGCGGCGGCGGCGGCGGCGGCGCGACGACGGCCGGCGCTGGTGCGGGCACGGGCGGAGCCGGTGGCAATGGCGGCAGCTATGGCGGCGGCGGCGGCCAGGGTGGATTTGGGTCAACCACTACGGGCAACGGCGGTAACGGCGGCGCAGGCCTGATTGTCGTTACCTACACGCCAACCGCCAGCCCGTTTCGGTCAACCAATATGCCAATGATGGGGATGTGAGATGGAGCTTTGTGGTTACCGCCTCGTTGATACGCAAAATAGCGTCATCGCAGAATGGGGCGGTACGCTGGGCCAGTGCCCCGGCATACCAAACCCGCTTTTCCTGCCTAATGGCGACCACGTGCACGCCCCCAGCCTCGATACGGATTACGGCGGGTACAGGCTTCTGCCGATTATGCTGGGCAGGTCGCTGGATGATGAGAAAACAATAGCCATTGCAAAAATTGATGCTGACGCGGAAACGGCACGCCTCAAATACATCACGGCTGGCGCGGGTCAGGCTCTTGAGTATCAAGAGGCGGCGGAGGAAGCCGCTCGCTATATCGCGACAGGCGGCGCGGGAGCGTATCCGATGCTGCAAGCCTCTGTCGATGCTGGCGAGGCGCCGGACTTGGCCACGGCGGCGGCGCTTATCGGGGCGCGAGAAAACGCTTGGGCCACTATCGGTGCGAACATCCGGCGGCTGCGACTGACGGCAAAGCGGGCAGTGGATGCGGCGACCACCGTTGAGCAGGTGCAAGCGGCAGCGCAGGTGACGTGGCCATGAAGCTGTCCAGCGCTGGCCTTGACCTGATTTGCCAGTTCGAAGGCTACCATAAGGCGTTGCCTGACGGGCGCTGCATTGCCTATCGCTGCCCCGCCAACGTTCTGACAATTGGCTGGGGATGCACAGAAGGCGTCAAGGAGGGGATGATCTGGACGCGGGAGGAAGCGCAGGTTGCGCTCCGGCGCGAGCTGGCCAAGTTCGAGGCGGGCGTGATCCGGCTTACTACCGTGCCGCTCAACCAAAACCAATTCGATGCGCTAGTAAGCTTCACCTTCAACGTGGGGCTTGGCGCGTTCGAACGTTCGACGCTTCGGAAGCGGTTGAACGCGGGCGACTATCGCGGCGCGGCGTCGTCTTTTAAGCTATGGAACAAGGGCGGCGGCCGGGTGCTGCCGGGGCTCGTTAACCGGCGTGCCCGCGAGGCGACTCTGTTCCTGACGCCCATGGACGAGCCGTCAGAGCCAGACATGCCGCAGGCGGTAGAGCCGAGCGCGGAGCCAGTGGGCAAACCAACTGTTGCCGTGGCCGCTGCCTCGAGCGGGGCAGTGATCCCAGCTGTTCCGGCGCTGCTCACCGACAACGTGGCTGCCGCATCGAGCTGGCAGGCGGCAGGAGACCAGATCGCGGGGCTGATTAAATGGGCTGTCGCATCGCCCTTGGCGCTGTTGATCATCGCAGCCACGGCGGCGCTGCTGTTCCTGCCGCGACTGATCGGGGGGCGAGCATGATCCAGATTGCAGCACTGCTGGCCGGCTGGCCGGCGCGGATTGGCGTGATCGCGGCAGCTGTCGCGGCGTTGGTGTCGTTGCGTGCGTGGGATGTCTCCACTCAACGAGCCAGAGGTGCTGAGCGCGCCGTGGCCAAGATCGAGAAGGCCACCAACAATGCAACCCAGCTCGGCAAGCGCGCTGCTGATCGCTCTACTACTCCCGGCGTGCGCGGACAGCGTGACCCAACTTCCAGGGACGACTAAGCTGCTGGATGAGTTACCCCGCGTGCAGAACAGCACAAGAGCGCCGTGCTGGCTTCAGCAGCAGATTGCGGCCCAGAATTCGTATGTAGACAGTATACGGTTTCAGTCAATTCGAGTATATTCTGCGCCATGCAAATTCGATAAATCCCCGCAGCAAGTCGCGTCCGCGAGGTAGGGGCCATGGATGCGATTAGACTTCGAAATGGGGGTGGCGGTTGGTCAGGCTCTCGAGCAAATCAAAGAGCACACGAGCCACCTTTCCACGCTGGACGACCGCGTGGAGAAGCTCGAGACCAAGGCCGCGACGGCAGAGAATTGGATTGGCAGGATCACAGTAGCCGGCGGACTATGGGCGGCCGGGACCGGCCTCAATCTCAGCGCGGAGAACATCGGTCAGATGATCGCGCGTCTATTCCGCTGAGCCGCGTCTGCTGGGCTGGGATCGCCGTTGTCATGGTTGGCCTAGCCCGCGTCGGCTGGCACGCAGTTATGGCTCACTAGCCCGGCCTTTCTTGTTTGAACCCATCTAGTGCTGCGGGCAGGGCGTGACTCCTGCATCGCTTTGCCCTCCGGCTTGTAGCCACTGTCGCCGGAGTATTTCTCCCAAGATCGCTGCCGCTTTCGCGGATGGCTGCCTTGTGTTCCGTTACGGGTTGGCTTCGGCATCCCGGCCACTTTACGGGCTACCGCAGCACTAGATGGGCCCTTTCTACGCTGCTTCCTTCCGCACGCGGACGTGCGAGACTTCAGAGATTGAATCCTCACACACGTCGTAGTCCGAACCCTCGTAGTCGATGAGCGACGCGGACATGCAGAGGTGCTTGTCAAATAGCGCTTTGGCCTCCGCTTCCGAGGCAGCGGTCAGCTCGATCTCGACATCCACGGACACTGTTGCGGTGATGGTGTAGCGCGGCATCGGCCCGGCCCTTGATGGTTAGTCGGGGTTCAGTTCAGAAGTGATAATGAAGCGCAGCTCGTTCACCGTCACGCGCAACAAGTCGGGCTGATCGTCAGGCGACGGCCCGTGCTTGTCGATCTCGCACACTCGCTTGATGATCGCGGTCGCCAAGTCGTCGCGCCACTGAGCGTTGCGCTCGTCCTCTTGGCGCCTGTACTCGTCATATTGCCGCTGTTCCTCAAGATAGGCTTCGTGCTCGCGAGACATGGGCGGCCTCAAATCGTCACGACGGCAACACTGCCGTCAGATTGCACTGTGGCGCGAATCATCTCGACACGCGCCCATCCCTCCAAATCGCTCCAGTCTCCCGGCGCGGCACCGTCCATTGCATCCTCGGGGCACGAGAAAGACACGCCCTCCTGATACTCACACGTCCACACGGTCGGCTGCGATTTGGCGCGCAGC